GTAATTGCAGGCTGTGCGAACTGTCCTAACTGGCCTAATTGCTGTTGGATAGCATCGCCAGCCAGACGAGCATTTAATTCTGTTAGACCTGATAGAGTTGAGCCGGATACCAGATTCCCGTATGCACTAGCTTTTCGTTCTAACGCTCTATTTGCTGCCGCTTGCTGCGCTTGGAATTGTGGACTTTGAAGAACTGCATCGAATGCCGCCTGAGAATCACCACCTAAACCCAATAGCGCTGCCTGTGCATCACGGGCCGTCATAGCCTGACCAGCTAATGGGCTTAATGTCTCGGTAGCTTGTGCGCCTGCTGTTTTGATTGCGTCAAGGGCTTGCATTTGTGCTTGTGACTGAATGTCCGCACCACGTCGCGCAGCATCCTCAGCCGCAAGAGAGGCTTCACCGCCAAGCACTTTGCCGCCAAGCGCGCCCTTTCTATAAGTTGGATCTATATCACTAGAACTAGCCTGCCCTAGCGTCATGACCGATATAGGGTCAGATAATTTTTTAACCGCGCTCGACATAATCAGTCCTCGTTAATCCAAGCATCAAGCAATCAATGTATCCCGAATCTTTTGGGAAGTGCTCCTTTAGATAGCCTTCCTGTTCAAAACCATGATTTTGTGTGTATTTTATCACTTCTGGGTAGATAACAGGAATATAGGCCACTAATTTATTGACTTGTGGAAAGTTAAACATAAATTCGCAGAACTCTTTCCCTGTATTCTTATTGTATTTCCGGTGTTCTTTTTTCATATTAATGTGGATTTCAAAGGTAGAATTATTCAATTGAACAACAAACCAAAACCCAATCAATTCATCATCTAAAAAGATACCTACACATTCACCACTGGAAAACAAATCAATAGCGACCTCAACATCCTTTTCGGATATCCTTTCAAGAAGCTCTTCGTCGCAATAATCCAAGGCTTCTTTCCTAGTGATTACGTTAAGTTTGCAATCCAACTTTTGACCAGCCATTGTCACCGCCGTCTACCGTCTTAATCCAAAGGTCGCCATTCCCGTCCTGACATAATTGAGTTGAGTCCCCAACCAATACATTATTTGGATTGGTGCCGTCTAATCGTCTTATTCTTATAAAATTATAGCGCTCTACTAGTTCGTCAAGATACCTAGCAAACTCTACGGATATTTTCTGATCTTTGTTGAAGTCAGAGAAATCGGGCCACTTAGCAAAATCCTCATCGAATTTAGGCATCGCTTGCTTTCCCTTTTGCGTAAGGAGTCACCACAACAAACGGTCTAGACCTATCCCCGCCTGAAAATTTAAATTTAAATTGTTTTAGGTTAAGCGATCCGCCTAATCTTCTCCATTCGTTATAGTCGTTATTATCACAAGTGACTGAACCTAGGCTTATGTAGTTATCAAGATCTTCAGTTTGAAACGCCTCTATATCAGCATTTAACTGCTTACCACTTATGCCTATAGCGCTAATCGTCATGACGCTAGGAAGGTCAGAAACCGGGCCTAGACTTATTTCGTAGCTATTAAGATCAGTTGGTGTGGTATTTAGACCTAAGAAATCGCCCTCATAGCTATCCCCGCTACAATACGCAAAAAAATAATTTTCCTTTGTCGAAAAGTCCGTTGCTGCGCCCCAGCCCATAATTACTGAGCGAGTAGTGTCGCTCTGCACTTCGGTTAATGATGGGGAAATTATGTGATCTATAGCAAAGTAAGGCAGGCTAGATATTCCACTAACCTCTTCGGTTCTTGTCTCATTTTGGAACCAGATATTGGTATCTAAATCCATTGAGTAAGTTTCACCCTCAACAATATCCCCTTGCACATCGCGCTCATAGTATCCCACACCAATATAAGACCTATCGTTGAGCTGGTACTGCGCCATGTAGACACCATTCAAAGCAGGAAAGTTTTGATCCCATGGAATAACTCTTAGGTAGAAATCGGATAGCACTCTATCAATAAAGTCATTTGATAGCTTACCCCTTGAAAGGCTGTACACCCCTAGACTATTCGAGTTATCAGTACCTATGAATACAACATCATTTGTTGTTTTCCTGTAAGCTGTTGTGCTTCTTATGCCTATATCTTGGGTCTGCCCTTTTAGTAGCTGGAATGCAAAGTCAACATTGCCAACATTCTGGAAAAAATACATCTTATCCATCGTTGAGGCTACCAATTGCCCGCGATATTCAAACAAAGCAGTGACATTAATAGATGTGTCTAGATCGGTAAAATCCTCTAAACGTATGTCTTTTCCATTATTAACCGTCTTAAGCGTACCATGCAGGACTCTAGGCTGAGTGCTTACAAGGCCATTAGTGATGTAACAAAAATAGCCATCCAAATAAACCACATCCATACTACCTTGTCCGGATGTAAGGGTGGTGTAGTTCGGAGCTGCCACGCTAATCGGCTCAAGCGTGGCTGTAACGGTCTTATTTATGAAGCTGGCCGCCGTTAACGTCAGATAATAATCCGGCGATGATGGACTGCTGATAACAATAGCCACAATCAAGCCGTTTGAAGCTATTTTTACACAATCAAGACGTGGTTGGGCGGGTATGGTTATTTGTGCACCACCTCCGTCTATGACCTTATACAAGAACCGATTCGATGGGACGAAGATCCAAAGAGCATTATTTGCACAAAATAAAATACCATTAAGGAATTCACTGGATATAAAGCCCCAGCCCTGAAGCTGCCCCTCTGGCCTTTCGGCATAAGAGCCGTTAATTGTTTCGGAGTAATCCAAATACTCAAGAGAAGGCAATTGGGAAGCGATGACCTGCCCAAGTCCAGAGCTTTCCACTGTAATGGGAGGCATATTAAAAGCGACATTATTAGAAACACCGCTTAATGAATAATCCCCACTGACTACACTTAAAGGTATCTTAGGCACTGAATACGAACCACGCTACGCCGTCAGAAACTAATTGAGCACTAGGGTAAGTAGTGCCGCTTAAAATCAAACTAGGGTCACCGTCAATGGTATCCCCGCCAGCCGCCAATATGGTCACATCATTATCAACTGAGGTGTTCTTTTTAAATGAAATGGATTCACCGGCTGGTAACGATGCAATACTGGGGAGTTGCACGCTGAATGCTGTTGAACTTGAATCACAAAACACAATATCTGTATCCTGCACCTGTTGAGCGGTCAAAGTGGAATTGTTATTCAGGTTGATGATATTTGGACCTGTGCCGCTATCAGTCAAAATACCAAGATCAGCAATAAAATTACTAACAGTGATCGTGCCAGCCGCCTGATTTGAATTTGAATACAGTGTCAATAAATCAGTACCAGTGGCAGCTTTCACACGTGGTATCTGTGGTATTGGGGTGGCCCCTACTCTAATCGCCATAACTATTTCCTATAATTTCGCCTTCATTGGTTGAGATTGGGCCATCCTGCAATAGAATGTCTCGCTTAGTTGGATCACGGAAGTACCGCTGATACCAAGTATTACATGTACTATTACCTGAGCCTGTAGGTAGAATATTTGGGTACACCACATTGATTTCATGAACTGTTCTACGGAGTAATTCATCATAGGAGTTATCCGCCAATATGTTTAATTCTTGACTCAAAGGCTTTTCAGCTAGTGGAGCTAAATGCTTTGCAAGATTAAACTTAACAGCTGAATAAGACCAATTAGGAAGACCAACTTCTTCGTTTATATCTCTTGGATACAAATACCCCAAGCGAATGCCTTCAGCATCCCACTGTAAAATCATGTCATGAAGGTATTGAAGGCCGTCAGCTAAATTAATAGGGGAAGTTCTCTCCACCATTAATGCTCGACCATCAACTGCCTGAGTTTGCAGGCTTTGTGACACAGTTTCACCGTATTCAGAAGCAAGTCTTGCAGCTAGATTTGACTTGAGAGCAGACAGTGACCAAGTAGGCAGCGTTGTTGCGCCAAGTGTGACGGAGGTGACACCTAGATCAATTCCGTCATAATTCCATTCGGCCAATAAATCATTTAGCGTATCGAGGCCATCATTTAGCTCCTCTGTTGTCAAAGGAGTGGTTGAGGATTTAATTTCGATCTTTCTGAAAGCTGCCTCAATAATGCTCTGGCCGGTAGCACCAGAGTCATCAAGGTCTAGAAATCTAACACCTATATTCTTAAAGGCATCTTTAATTATTTGCTTCGCCGTCGCCATTTAACATTCCCAGCTCATCAAGCGCTTTTTTTACGTCCATTTTAACATGGTCGTACTTTCTGCGCCCTTTAATATTCCAGTTAATTTGATCGGATAACTTCTCGCCCTTATAGTCAACTGGTTCGCAAATCTCTTTCAATATATCAATGTCTTCAATTGCATCAAAATTTAATAGGCGATTTGTTTGAATAGTTACATCTTGGATTGCTTCTTTAAATGCTGAAACTTTAAGCCCCTCTTCCACGTCTAGGCTTTTAAAGGACTCCTTAGCCTTCTCCTTTACCTTCTCTTCTCCAAGAGCTTCAGCAGGATTTCTAAACCATCCGCTTTCTAATGCCTTCTCTGCATCCATAGCTGTAAATATCTCAGCCTTCATTTCGCCATCAAGATACATATAAAGATAGGTTCGGTAACCTGTTTTTTTGCCTGATTTTTCCATGGTTAAAGCTTGTTCTAATTGCATTTGAGCATCCTAAGATGAAAGTAAAAAGGGGCCGAAGCCCCTATTGTGTTAGCCAGTCTGGCGAACGGCAAACTGTGGGTTTTGAGCGGTTGCACCGTAAAGAACATCGTAACGGATTACGTTCTTATCACGTAGACTGTCATAGCCGTAAGTAACACGAACCGAAATACCGTCCATGGTCTCACGAGCTGAGCGTGCACCACCTTGAGGCTCTACTAGGTTAGCAAAGGCTAGGGTGAATGCATTGCGATGCAGGCCTAGGTTTTGTGGGTATTGAGCACCCGCCGTACCAGAGATAACCGCAATAGCTGTTGCATCAGGAAGTACAGTACTTGAACCATCTCCAATCTGTACAGTTTGGTTTGCACCTTCTGTAATGATTGCTGGAGAGATTGTCAGAGTAGATAGACCGCCTGCATCACTAGCAGCATCCGCACGAACCACGAAAGTCTGTAGATCACCAGTTGATTGGCGAGTCTTAGGGTTGACCGAATACACATCAGCAAGCGTAAACACATCACCTTCATTCAGAAGACCAGCAACCGATACAGTCCAGCCTGAAGTGTTTAATGTCTGAGTGTATGAGTTGCGAGTCGCGTCATACGTTACTTCTTGACCAGCACCAGCAACAACAGGCGTACCCGAGTAGTTACCTACAGTGTGATTAACAAGAGAAACGGATTCAATTACATCAAACATTGCATAGCGACCAATGGTTGAATTCTCAATTGCGCGACGTGCAATCTCAGTAGGGAATACACCTTTAAGGCCATCACCTAGCTCACTAATTGCGCCCGGCTCATAGAATGCACAACGATCACCAGCAGGAACGCCCGCCTTAGTTAAGACTTCACGCATACGGTTAATGTCTTTATAGGTGCTTGGAGTGGTACCCGGAGTACCAGTGAACCAGTAAACCTCTTTATACAGTTCAGCCAGAGAGGTTTCTACTTGCTGTACAAGCTCAACCATAGCTGGCTCAGTTACGATACGGTTAAAGTCATCAACCTCTAAGGTCATTTCTTTAGAGCCAATTTCAACAGGAACTGATTTAAACTGGTCTAGGGTTAGAGTGGTAGAACCTTCAATGATGTCGCGAATCTGGCCGGTAACATCCGCACCATCAACCGCTTCATATCGAACACGCTTACGAATACGAATGGTATCACCCGTATCATTAGTGAAGTCATCGGAGTGTTGACGGTCAACTTTCTCCATAATAACCATGTTGTTTTTGGCAATCACTAAGGCTTCCTTAGCGATAATGTCCATATTTTCAAAAGCGTTAGCCATGACAGGCCTCCATTATTTTGGTTGTCTCATGCGATGAGCATAATACTCATCAGCACTCATTTTACTTAATTGTTCTTTTGTAGGTTCGCGACCACCTGTGCTAGAACCATCAAGGGTCTTGATTGGCTCTGGTGCTTCGCTTACCGTTTTCACTGAGACTGAGCTTTGTAGGTTTTGCAGCATCATGCCTGCCACTACTGGCGAAGCTGTACGCATCTGCTCGACTTGCATGGGATCCTTAAGCAATGCGTGTAGCATCTTAGGGCCATTCTCATCTGCTGCGATGGCATTCTGGATATCCATTGGAATATCCTGAATAAAACCACTACTTAACGCCTGATTATAAAGATTCGCATA